CTATACTCAGCCACAGAAGGTACAGGTGTTAACGACACAGCAATCGGAGCTTTAACAGAAACTCAAGTTATCAACGCAGGTGCTGCATCTGCAGGTACACTGGTTGCTGGTGGCGATATCGTTGCTGATCAATACTTATACTTAGTGAGTCAAGGTACAGGCGATGCTGCTTATACTGCGGGTCGTTTTATGATAGAGATAATCGGCTACGACGTAGCTTCTTAAGGAGTAACATATGAGTTCATCCGACGTAAAAGCAACTAAAGCTTTAGCGGCTACGGGGCAACTACAAGGGTTCATAGGAGCTGACGCAGGAACTGCTACTAATTTAGGTCCAATAAGAATCCAATCTGTTCAAGCACAATCAAGTGCTGCAGACGGTTCTATAAAAATTTATGATGGGACTAGTGCTAGTTCTACTAAACTTCTAATAGAGTTTAAATTTGGTTCAGTCGCGAATGAATCTTTCGATCATTATTTACCAAACGATGGAGTTAAGTTCAATACAGGAGCCTATGTCGTATTAACTAATTGCGACTTTTTTGTAGCCTACTACAACTAATATGGCAACTTCGGGAACTCGTGCATTTAGTTTAGATGTAGCGACCGCAATCGAAGAGGCGTACGAACTTGCAGGATTAGAAGCTCGTACGTCATATGATGCTGTTACCGCACGTCGTTCTATGAATATTATGTTTGCCGATTGGTCAAACAGAGGTATTCAAATGTGGGAAGTAACTAAGGTCGAACTTACGCTTACCCAAGGAACTAATGAGTATACTTTAAATTCTTACGATATAGATGTTTTAGACGCTTATGTAGAAAGAACAATAGGTGGTGTTGTTACTGATTATCCGCTAGACCGTGTAGATAGAAACGAATATATAAGTATTCCCAATAAAGCGACACAATCAAGATCAACAGAATTTTGGCTAGAACGTCAAAAATCACCTGTTATTCATCTCTACCCAACGCCCGAGAACTCAACGGACAAACTCGTTTACTATGTTTGGCGTACAATAGAAGATGCCGCAGCGTCTCTTAATAGTGTTGATATCCCAACACGGTTTATGCCTTGTTTAGTTTCTGGTTTAGCTTATTACCTTTGTATAAAGAAAAATGTTCAGAAACTTCCTGTTATACAAGACTTATATGAAAGAGATTTAGCCAACGCTTTACGCTATGACGAGGACCGTTCTAATATACGATTAGTACCTAAACAAGAATATATCTAATGTCTTACGCTTCAGGAAAATATGCTTACTTTATTTGCGATACGTGTGGGTTTAGATATCCGTATAAAACAGCAAGAGGTAATTGGGAGAATTTTAAAGTTTGTCACGAATGTTATGAACCTAAACACCCTCAATTAGATCCACCAAGCATAGGAGCTGATGCAGAACTTCTTTGGAGACCTAGACCTGATGTTCCAGCACCTACAACAGGACAAGGTTACGCTATAGTTTCAAACCCAGTAAATTCAGCAGGTGTAAGTTCTCCTATTATGTGGGCAGAAAATAGCGACACAATAGGGTCTATGTATATTGTGCCTCCATCAACTGGAAGTGTAGGAGAAATAACAATATCAGGAATAGCAGCAACGCCTAGTCCAAGTCCAAGTCCAAGTCCAAGCCCAAGCCCAACAACGTATACAGTTACTGTGGCTAGTTATTTAGGAGCAAATTATTTTTATATAGACGGTTCTAGAGCAGCATCTTTAACAGTAACGGAAGGTCAAACATATAAATTTGACCAATCAGATAGTAGTAATTCTAATCATCCTTTAAGATTATCAACCACTTCAAACGGTACTCATGGAGGCGGATCTGAATACACGACAGGGGTTACAACTAATGGAACTCCAGGAAGTTCAGAAGCTTATACACAAATTGAAGTAGCATCAGGTGCTCCAACACTTTATTATTATTGCACTAACCATAGTGGAATGGGAGGTATAATATATACAACATGAGTTTTACATATACAACATTAAAAACAGCTATACAAGATTATCTTGACAGTACCGAAACTAGTTTTGTAAGTAATTTACCTACGTTTATAACAACAGCTGAAGAACGTATTTTAAAAAACGTTCAATTAAATGATTTTAGAAAAAATCAAGTAGGTAATCTTACAGCTTCAGGTCCTTATTTAGAAACACCTACTGATTATTTATCGCCTTTTAGTTTAGCTGTAATTGACAGCAGTAGTAACTACAGCTATTTATTATTAAAAAATGTTTCCTTTATTAGAGACTATACTCCCAACCCAACTACAACAGGGTTACCTAAATACTATGCTGAGTTTGACGATAATACTTTTATTATTGCTCCTAGTCCTGATGCAGCTTATGAAGTTGAATTACATTATTATCATAGACCTGCTTCTCTTACAACTACTTCAGGCAGTGAAACAACATGGTTATCTGAAAATGCTCCTAATGCTTTATTGTATGGAAGTTTAGTTGAAGCCTGTACTTATCTTAAAAATTATGAAATAATACCTGCATATGAGTCTAAGTTTGTAGAAGCTTTAGTAAGTTTAAAAAACCTAGGCGAAACACAACTTACATCAACAAGAGATCAAACCAGATACGATGAGATAAGAAGAGAACCTCAAGCATGAGAATAAAAGAACTAGAAGGAAAAAATATAGCAATAGTTGCTATGGGTGAAAGTCAATTAGATTTTCATTTAAGTTTAGTTCATTCAAAAACCTACGATGAAGTGTGGGGGATAAATTGTATGGGAGCTATTACTAAGTGTGACAGAGTTTTTATGATGGATCCAGTAAGTAGGTTTATGGATACAGATGATGCAGGAAGTCAAACTGACATTATGAGACGATGGCTACCTGTTTCCGATACCCCTATATATACCTGTGAGCTAGACGAAAGATGTCCTTCTGCAGTCCTTTATCCTTTACAAGAAGTCGCACAAGACGCAGATTGTGCTTACTTAAATAATACGGTGCCTTTTTCATTTGCATTTGCTTTGTATAATAAAGTAGGAAGTATAAATTTATTCGGTATAGATTTTAGTTATAGAGGCAATTTGCATTTTGCAGAAGCAGGAAAAGCCTGTTGTGAGTTTTGGTTAGCTAAATGTATAGAAAGAGGAATGACTATAAACGTTGCCGCTAGATCAGGTTTACTCGATACAGACTGCCCCATAGAAAAAAGAGTTTATGGTTATCACAGACTTGATGATCCTGATATTTTAATTCTTGATGATCAAAAAACATACCATCAAATTAAACTTTCTGAATACAATGAAATGATGCAAGAAGAACAATTAAAAAACATTACAGAAATAAAAACTGTGTTAGACACACCCCCAGAAGCAAAAAGGTATTAATATGATAGATAACATAACTTCAGGAAATGTTGGTTCTATTACAGTTGAGACACAACAAAACAGAGGACATCCTCCTGAGTTTTGGGCAGAACAACTAACGAATAGAATATGTGGAATAAGTGAAAATGCTGCTCCTCATGTAAGACAACAAGCAGAAGCATACAGACTAGCTATTTATAACGCAATCATTTACTATATTAAACAAGCAATCAATAGTGAACGATGCACGATGCGTAACCTATTAGAACAACAAGGTCACGAAGACCTAGCTAAAATATTGAAGGAGATTTAACATGGCAATATCATCAACATTAACAACTAGTTTTAAAAAGGAACTATTAGAAGCTAAACATAATTTTTTAGCTTCGGGCGGAAACTCTTTTAAATTAGCTTTATATACATCATCAGCTACCTTAGGAGCTACCACAACTGCTTTTACTACTACAGGTCAAGCAAGTGGCACAAACTATACTTCAGGTGGGTCAGCTTTAACAAACGTAAATCCAACAAGTTCAGGAACTACTGGTTTCACAGACTTTTCTGATTTAACTTTTGGTACCGCTACTGTTACAGCTAGAGGTTGTATGATCTATAACGACACGAATGGTGATAGATCTGTTGCAACCATTGACTTTGGTGGAGATAAAACATCTACCGCTGGAGACTTTACTATTGTATTCCCAGCAGCAGCAGCTTCTACAGCGATTATAAGAATCGCCTAGCCTTAAATGGCTAATATAAACGGTTGGGGTCGAGGCACGTGGGGTCAACTCACGTGGGGCGAAGCCATACCAGTCACACTTAGTGGTTTATCCGCTACATCCGCACTTGGCACAGTAATCCCTGATGCTGAAGCAACAATTACTCTTACAGGTTTTGGTCTAACAGCTACTAACGGTGGGGTTGCAGTTGAAGCTGGTGGTAAGATTGGAGTTAATGGATTCGCAGGTGTATCTGCTTTAGGTACAGCCACCACAATATCAAACAACACTTTAAATGTTTCAGGCTTGGTAGGAACTTCTGCTTTAGGCAGTATTGGTGTTAATTGTAAAGCTGTAGCTTCAGTTGCAGGATTGACGTCAAGTTTAGGTTCAGTATCAGTAGACGTAGATGGTGAAGCAAACGTTGCAGTTACAGGTGTAGCAGGAACTAGTGCGTTAGGAACAGCCACCACTAAAACCGACAATAGGTTTGATGTTTTTGGGCTTGTTGCTCAAGCAAATGCTAGTGATCCGTTTGTTAATCCAACAGTAGTAGCAAAAGCAAATGTTGTAGTTACAGGCGTATCAGCTACAGGTGTTCTTAGCACACTCAATATTTGGTCACCAGTTAAAGATGAGCAAACACCAAATTGGAGAAATGTTGCAGCATAGGGTATACACTTCAGGTTTTTTGGTTTAATATATACAATATAGGAAAAAATTATGGCAACGTACGTTAACAATTTAAGACTCAAAGAAATCGCCACAGGCGATGAGTCAGGTACTTGGGGAACTAGTACCAACACAAACTTAGAACTTATAGCTGATGCTCTTGGTACAGGTACCGAGGCTATCACTACTAACGCAGACACTCATACGACTACAGTAGCAGACGGATCAGCAGACGCAGGTCGAGCTTTTTACTTAAAATATACTGGTACTTTAGACTCAGCTTGTACAATCACAATCGCTCCAAACACCATAAACAGAGTTCAATTAATTGAAAATGCTACAAGTGGATCGCAAAATATTATTATTTCTCAAGGTTCAGGAGCTAATGTAACAATCGCTCCAGGTAAAGTTTCGGCTGTTCAATTAGACGGAGCAGGAAGTGGAGCAGCAGTTTTAGATGTATTTACTGATTTACAAGTTTCTGATAGTTTAACTTTAAACGGTCCAGTCCTTACAATTGGTGATGCAACAGCCGAAGATACTAAAATAGTGTTTGACGGTAACGCTCAAGACTATTATATAGGTCTTGATGATAGTGCTGACGATTTAGTTATTGGTTTAGGTTCAGCAGTCGGTACAACCCCTGCTATTATAATAGACGAAAGTCAGTTTGTAAGT